TGAAAACGGAATGGTTGGGGGTAGGAGCAATCAAAATAGGGGTTGAATGGACTCTAGACCGTCGGGTGGATCAGAGCGTATGCATGGTCAAAACCTCATCAGGGGGAGAAGACCGCTAACTGCTTCAGTTCTCGCAAGTGGCCTTCCAGACCCAGGCCGTGCATCGCTGGGCTCGAACTGAACAGCAGTTCTTTTTTTCTCTGAAGGAGTGAAGCAGAAAGGGCAAGAATGGTTAGGTAAAGATCCTTCTTGAAGATCTGTTCTCTTCTTCAAAGCAAAGTTCGATACTGGCGCGGACATGGCGGGTAAACCCTGTTGACGACACCGGTGCCATATGAAGTTGTGAACATGGATGACCCCAGGTCAGAAACCCCCGCCGGCTCCACCAGGGAGGGCTTCATCGATGAGGTGTACCAGCGACTACCCGCCCACCGAACGATGGTGGATGCCTACTGGGATGTGGAGTATGATCACATGACCTTCTTCAATAGGCACAGGTACAGTGGCCATGACAGCTTTAAGACGGTGCTGAGTAAGGCGAGGAGGCGGTTTTAGTCTTTGAGGCAGCGGATGGAGAGGCCTTCACCTGAGCCGTAGTTGCCTCGAAAGACTCCTGCTTCTTCAAAACGTAGGTGTCGAAACAAGGAGGCTGAGCCTGTGCTCGATGCTGGAGTCCAGAAAAATGCATTGTGGACGGTGTTGGTCCAATGGCCTTGACTCGTACGGTTACCAGCTGGTTTCGCACTAAATCCACTTGAATTCGTTCCATTTTCTCCTTCGCTCCAGCCAGTGGTTGTTTTCATCTGTATGCCTTGATCGGTTCCTCGCCAACCGCCCGAATTAGCGTCAGCTTCACTCATGCCAAGTTCCATTTCCAATTCTTTCCATTCGCTGTCAAGCGCCACGTGCCAGCCGCTTAAACAGAGTCCGCGTTCATCTCCAACTGCATACCCATTGTATGCCCTTCCGAACATTTCCAGCGCATCTCCATAGATGGAGATTGCTTGGGCGCCCTCCGTGGTGCTTGCCCATTCTTCGTTACTCAAATTACCTGGAATTGTATCTCCGTTGCTGTACAATTCCGTCCGCAAATTTTCCGCAAACCAGCACTGCTCCCCAATTTGGATAGTAGCGTAATCGTAGCCGTGGTAGCTGACGGGATCACCGCAGGTCCATTCTGCGACAGGAGGCGCGCATTCAGTACCGAAGTCCGCCAAGACCATGAGCAAATCGGAAACTTCTACCAATCCATTTCCATTCAAATCAGCTGGGCAATCATCAAATGCAACGCAGGTTTGAAGGCTTGAATCCCATACCGTGCCTTCACCACAGTAGCTGCCCCCGAATTCGCAATCAACAGATTCAGACGGCGGATAAACACAGCTGCCGTCGTCTTCGTTGGCTTCATCGTTGTAGTTGCAAGCAGCACTGTCTGTACAGCCAGGTGCTGGAGCTGGAGCGTTGTAAAGGGCGAGGATTTCTTCCTCTGTAAGGATGCGGTCCCATATTCCAATCAATGAGATGGACCCAATGAATTGATGCCAGCCATTTCCCCGCATCCCGATTGTGATCGGCAGTGAATTCGCAATAAAACCACCAAAGGCAACCTCTTCAGAAACTAGCGAGCTATCAAAATACACTTTCACAGAATCAATAGAATGCGTGTACGCCACCATATTCCAATCGCCCCATTCATTCTCACCCCAACCTAGGCATTCGTTTCCCGAGGTAGTTGTCATGCAACGTCCAAATTCTGTGTTTTCATCCCCTGTGCTGAATCCCCAGCCTGATCCCCAGCCACTGCCTGGCTGCTTTGTAACTAAAGTTGAATTTCCGTTCGGAACTGCATTCGGGTTATCATAGTCCATGTAGACTATCAAAAAAGTCATGGCAGACCAATCAAAATCATTGTGGTGGGCTATGTCGATACGGTCATTCCCATCAAAATAGTAGGCGCTGTTGGTATTGCCGTATTCATCTTCTGTTAGGGTCGCTCCGTTTATTTCTCCATCATGTCCATTCCCGCTCTCATCATTGGCATTCCCATTGAACGGATACCACGCCACCAAACCATCGGTCGGCACGTAATCAGGAACTTGGGCATGGGCCACGAAGGTCACCATCCCAAAAAGGAGGAGAAATAAGCGATTCATTTGGATAAGGTTTGAATCAAAAATACAAATAATTCTTTTGTTGCCAGAGTTTACCAGGCGAGCGAGTTCCCGTAGGGATTTTCGCAGCCATGAGTATCATCAGCCGGATCCTCGGCACACCAAGCAAAAATGAAAACCAGGAGAGCGAAAAGAGGGGGCAATTTGTCGCTCCTTCAAAATTTGCTGCCTTCCTGGGATTAGGCACAAAGGCTGGGGTAAGCGTATCTGAAGAAGGAGCAATGGCCCTCAGCGCTGTTTACAGCTGCGTGAGGCTGATTGCTTCCAGCATTGCTTCCCTGGATCTGCATCTTCACCGGGTCAATGGATCACTGAGAGAGGTGGCTGTGGATCATCCGGTGTACTCGCTGCTGAATAGCAGCCCCAGCGAATCCATGACAGCATATGATTTCTGGGAGCTGATCATCAGTGATGCTCTGATTCATGGCAAAGGCTTTGCATTGATTGAGCGGGGAGCACAGACAGGGAGACCTGTCCAGCTTCATCTGCTTACAGCCGATCAGATGAGGCAGCACATGATGGATGGCCAGATCACATATGTGCACAAGGATCTGGATGGTCCAATCTTCCCAGAGGATCTGCTGATCATCAAGTGCTTCAGAGGCATTTCACCGATTCGGCAACATATGGAGGGGATCGGCCTGGCTATGGCAGCCCAGGAGTTTGCTTCCAGGTACTACGGATCAGGAGGCAATGTGGGAGGTGTACTGTCCACAGATCGCACCCTGACCAATGATCAATATGAGCGACTGAGACAATCCTGGCAGCAGACACATGGAGGCCTGGGCAATGCACATGAAGTGGCAATCCTGGAGCATGGTCTAAAGTATGAGCCCATGAAGGTCAGCATGGCTGAATCCGAATACATCAAAGTGCGGGTTCACGGTGCCCAGGAGGTGGCCAGGATCTTCCAGGTGCCCAGCTCCATGATAGGGCTTGAGGCCAATGTTACATACAACGGAGCAGAGCATCAGGATCTGCAATATGTCAAGCACACCCTGGTGCCCTGGATCAGACGCATTGAGGATGAGATCACAGCCAAACTCTTGAGAGAAGGGGAAAGAGGCCAGGTGATCCCTCGCTTTGATCTCAACAGCTTACTGAGGGGAGACACCTCCAGCAGATCAGATCTGTACAGGACGGCCCTGCAAAGTGGCTGGATGAGCATCAATGAGGTCAGGGCCCAGGAGCAACTCAATCCCATTGGACCATCTGGGGATCTCCACCTGGTCCAAGTGAACCAGCTGCCGCTGTCAAGCATGGAAGACTATGCAGCCAGCGTCACAAATTCAAACGAGAATAGCAATGCATGAAGTGAATAAAACAATGGAGAGCACTGAGGTGCCGATCCATGAAGAGACAAAGAAAGAGCGCAGATATCTGTCCATGAATGTGGAAGCCAGAGAGGCTGAAGAAGGAGATGGAAAAACGGTGGAAGGATATGCAGCAGTGTTTGAAACAGACACCGATCTGGGACCATTCACAGAGCGCATTGAGCGCGGTGCATTTGATGCTGCTCTGGCTGATCCTCAGCTGGATGTGGCAGCGCTGTTCAACCATGATCAGAATCAGATCCTGGCCAGGAACAGAGGAGGTGAAGGAAACCTGGAGCTGTGGACCGATGAGAAAGGTCTGAAGTACAGATTCAAGCTCGGGGATCAATCCTATGCCCAGGATCTGGGGATCAATCTCAGAGAGGGCCTGGTGAATCAAAGCTCCTTTGCTTTCTCCATCAAAGAAGATGATTGGACACAACGAGATGGGAAGGATCTCCGGACCATCAAGGCAGTCAATCTTCATGACATTTCCCCAGTGGTTTTCCCTGCATACCAGGAGGCCACTGCATCCATAAGGTCCCAACAAGAAGAAACAACAGAACCAGCCGCCACCTCAACCAGGGACCGAGCGAAAGCGCAGCTGGATATCTACAAACTGAACCAACCAAAGAACAAATGAAAAACTCATTGAAGATGAAGGAGCAGCGGGCCACATTAGTGGAAGAGCTCCAGGCATCTGTTGATCTCGCAACCACTGAAGAGCGCGATTTCACAGAAGCCGAAGAATCCCGCCAGGGTGAGATCCACACCGAGGTGCAAGCCTTAGATGGAAAGATCACCAAAGCAGAAGAGACAGAATCAATCCTGCTCCGAAATGTGGCAGGATCAGCACCTGTATCTGAAAAGAAAGAGAAGCAGCAGATCCGGGGAGCTTTCTCCATATCCAAAGCCATCAGCGACATTGTAAACACAGGACGGCTGGAAGGCTTGGAAGCAGAGATGGCACAGGAGGGCCGCTCTGAAATGGCCAACATGGGCAAAACAACGCGCGGCAACCTCACTCTTCCTTCCTTCTTTATGGAAGGCCGAGCCAATGAACCATATGGCACAGAGTCATCACCAACAGGTGGAGCAACTTTGCAAGGCCAGGCTGGAATCATTGGGAAGGATGTGAATCCGCTTGCAGCTGGATTGCGGCCTGTTCCTGTCATTGAGCAAATGGGTGCAACACGCATACAAGCTCAGGGTGATGTGGTGCTTCCTGTGCTTCCAAATGAGGATGCAACCCAAACAGGAGAAGGTGCAACAGTGAACAACATTGATGGTGATTTCAGTGCTGTAACGTTGAGCCCAAAGCGCTTTGCAATGCGCATGGATTTGAGCCGCCAGCTTTTGATCCAATCCGCTGCCAATCTTGACAGCGTAATTCAGGCAGATATGGCAAACGCCATTGCAAACAAGTTGGATGAGGCCATCATTGGTGATGTTTATGCTCAGCTTTTAGCTGCAAGCAATTACATTGATGGATCTGTGGCTTCAGCAACAAAAGCTGCAGCCACCTCCTTTGCAAACTTGACTGCTTTGGAAGGTGCTCTGCTCAGCCAGAATCCTGCAGGACAGAATTTGGCAATGCTCATGGATCCTACAATGGCATCATTCCTGAAAGGGGTGGAGTCAAGCGCAGGAGGCCTTTCCATCGCTCCCGAATTGCTTTTACTTGGGGGTGTAAAGGGACTTCTATGTATGTGCCTTTGACCTTGGTGCTTTCGACTTGTATATAGCCGCCTTGCTCGTCTTTGTGGACTTTCACCTTGGTGATTTTCATCAGGTCGCTCACACGGAGCGCGGTCCAGCATCCTATGATAAGAAGGTCACGAGTCTTCTCGATTGAACCGGTGAGTTTTAAGCTAGCTAGGTGGCGCAATTCCTCAATGCTCATTGTGGGGTGCAGGTAGCTGTCTGAACGGTATTTCTTTAGTCTGTTGAACAGAATGTCGTTATGAATATCCGTGCCGGATTGATGAGCCCATTTGAGGGCTTTTTTGACGGGGTCTAAAACCTTCGATGTGTATGTTATTTTATATTCGAGCTTCGTCATGTACTCGATTAAATCAATGTAGAAATCTTGGTTGACGTCGGTAGGGTATAGGGTCACTTTTTTGTCCGCTTGATAGGCCTCGATGCGTCGAAGAGACGAACGGTAGGTCTTAAGCGTATTGGGTGAAGCAGGATTGCCTTTGGAGCCAATGGGATTCTTTTCGGCAAATTGGATGTAGGCGCTTATCGTTTCATTGAGCGTCTTGGCCTTTTCCTTGGCTA